GCCATTGACGGACAGCGTGCAGAGCACCACATCGGTTGCCAGGATGCCGGTCACGGGGATGAACTCGGCCGCGGCCAGCGGGCTGTCGTCCACTGTGTANATNCCCGCCGCAAAAACCGTGTGCGACGTTCTGTCCGGGCCGGTGGGCAGGCCGACATANACATTGATCGTGCCTGTTTCTCCGGANCNGACCGCNTCCAGCGCAACGCCGAAGAACTTGCCGCTTTTCTTTTTGGTGATCGTGGTGCCGTCCGTANAGAGCCGGTNGCCCAGCGCCACCGCCGAATTGCCCGCGTCGTCGGTGGCCGTCACGGACAGGTCAAAAACGCGGCCCATTTCGATAGACGCCTTCTCGTCGCCGCTGTCGTAGCCCGTCAGGGCAACGCCCCTGAGAGCATTCCCCACGACCACATGATCGCCGGAATCAACGGTCGAGCCGACGGTCAATCGCAGGACATCGCCATCCTGTACTTTATTCGTAGCCATAACTATTACCTCCTGTTTTTGTTGAGTAAAAGGCGGGAGCGTTCTCCCGCCTGCAATTGCCGGTTAGGCGCCCTCGTTGCGGTACAGCCCCCGGAAATCGGTCGCATACGCGCCGACATCGATCGCCACGAGGTATTCGAAGCCCTCGATCGTGAAGCCGGGCTGTCTCATTTCCATCGTCGGGGCCTGCTGCCCGTTCAGGAAGACGACCTTGACCGTGCGGCCCTTCGGCCCGGCGAGATACCAGGCCGTCGTCGAATCGTCGTCGAGCCGGGGCTCATAGACGCGGGTGAAATACGCGCCGCTGTAGGGGTTGACCCGCTGCGACGCAAAGGACGAATCCGTGGCCACCGTCGAATGATCGGAGAATTTGTCCGACTTGAAGAAGACCTCGGACGTGCCCTCCAGCGCCTTCGGGGCCAGGAAGAACTGCGGCCGGATATTCAGGCGCCGCAGGCCCCCGATATCCTTCTGGACGCCCATCGCCCGGATGCCTTCGGCGATGTTCGTGACGCCGGGGGCGGAGCAATAGCCGGATGCGGCGTCATTCAGGCGGGTTGCCGCGGTGGAGAAGATCGCGACGGCGTCGCCCATGGTTCCGTTTGCCGTGAGGACCGCATAGGCCACATCGCCCACCTTGCGGGCCGCCGCTTCCGCCCGGCGTGCGGGCATTGCGGTCAGGGCGCCCATGTCGTCATTGATGATCATGACGCGCGTCACCCGGAACTTCTTGGCATAGCTGGCCGCTTTGTAGGTTTCGGGGGTCTTTTCGGTGAACTTGCCAAACTTGATCTCGCCGGAATCGGGAACCTTTTCCAGGTCGTCATGCTCGGACAGGGCATTGTCGTAGTTGGTCTTGAAATCGCTGACCGACCCGATCCCGCACCAGGTCGCCCACGTCTCGGACGCGCTTTCCCAGGCCTGCTGCATGGACTTTGTGGCCAGGTTGGCCAGGATGTTCGGGAAGTCGGAGCTGGTGAGCGCCCGGCCGACCATCTCCTTGATGCCGCCGCGATGGTCGAGGCCCATCATGCGCAGGCATTCACGGGCCATTTCAGCCAGCGTAAAGCCGCGCAGGTCGTGTGCGCCCGCCGCCGGGGAGGCAACGGCCATGCCCGCCCGCAGCATCATCGCGTCATTGGCCGCCGCGCGGAACTTGTCCTGCTCGTCCGCGCCCATTTCGATGCCGCGGAAGCCGGGGTTCTTTGCCTTGCTGCGCTCCTGCAGCTTCTCCATGACGGCGCGCTGGGCGTCTTCCAGGGATTTGCCGCCGACGATCATATCGCGGGCGATTTCCTGGCATTCATACCGCTCCAACAGTGCATCGATGTCGCGGATGCGGGTGCGCTCTTTGCCGGTGGCCTCCGACCGGACCTTGTCCAGATCGGGCGGCTGATCTGCGGGGGCGGCAGGGGTTGCGGGTGCGGGTTCGGCCCGCTCCAGAAAGGCCTGCGCCTCCTCGTCGGTCGCCGTGACGGGCAGACCGCTTCTCTCAAGAAACTTTCTCAATTTCGGATCCATTATGCTTTCCTCCTTGTTGCTTTTTTTTGGGTTGGTATTGATTTCAGACCGCGCCTTGGCATGGCTATCCGCGCCGACGGGCACGACGGACAGCTCGCGCGGCGTCCATTTTGTGGCCACCTGGATCGGCCCGGTGAAACTCTTCCCGCCGATCATGGATGTCTGACCCTGCGGCACCCAGACCGCCTCGTCCACGCGATAGCCCACGGAATAGTCCGTCAGGTGCCCTTCCTTCGTTTTGATCCACGGGCCTTCCGCTTCCGGGGCCGAGGAGTAGTGCGCACGGCCGACCATTTGCGCCCCTTCCGTGCGGATCTCACGCGCCGACCCGATCACGTCGCCCGTTTCGTAGCGGCTGTGCGTATCCAGCATCACGAGCTGCCGGGATTCCGGGATCTGCGCGCCGGACATGAGCAGGACCTCGTTGATGCGGCCGCGATCGTAGTCGTAAACGAGCGTCGGGGCCTCCGTGGCGATGACGACCTCCACGGACCGCGTCGCCTCGTCCAGGGTCGAAGGGCCGTCCACCCGGACAAACAGCGGCGCGCTGCGGTAGTTCATGTCCGGAACTTCCTGTTTCTTCTGTTTTTTCTCGGGCATGGGCTTATCCCTCTTTCATGATGGCGGCGGGGTTGCTCTTCGCCGACGTGCCGGCGGCGTTGAACACGAGCCCCATTTCCTTCGCCAGTGCCTGGGCGGCCTGTATTTCTTCATAGATTTCCTCAAGATCCTTTCCGCGCTCGCGGGCAACCTCTTGAGGCGACTTCAGGCCGTAACTGATCGCCTCAATCTGGCTCTTTGCTTCGCGCAGTGGATCAACCGCATCCATTCCCGGCGGCTGCCATTCACATTCCTGGTAGCGCCGGGGATCCTGCCAGTATCCGGGGAGCGTGAGCTTGCCGGACATCACAGCCACGTCCATGAACGACCGGAAGGCGGGCATGCAATACTGCCGGATGTGCCTGACGGAAATCGGACGGAGCTGCTGGCTGAAATCATTGCGGACGATCCGGGCCGTGGAGAAATTCAGGCCCTGATAGTCGCCGGATATCAATTCGTAGGGGGCGCCGGTCGTGATCGAGAGCATCGTCAGCACCAGGCGCACAAAAGGCGAGAATGTGGCGCCGGGACGGTTGTTCTGGGCGATCGTGACCTTCTCACCCGTTCGCAGATATTCGATGATGGCGTTTTCCATCTCTTCGATCTTCTGCTCGGCGCCCGCGGCGGATGTGCCGTCTGTTGCCAGCCAGGCCTGACGGCCGGCCGGGTCCGCTGTTTCGACGAACGCCAGATATTTTGCGGCCATTTTCGCCGCGTCGATCTCTGCATCCATGTAGTCGGCCAGGTCGCGGGCCACCACGATGCCCGGCGCAAACGGAGACACGCCCCGAAGCTGCTGCGGGCGCAGGGTGTCAAAGCCGTGGCCGACCAGGTTGGCGGGCACATAGACATCCTTGCCGCCGTAATGGGGGTCCTGGAACCAATAACCCGTCACGCGGCCCGTGGCCTTCTCGTATTCGATGCCCTGGCGGACTTCCTTGTCGCCGGGATTCGCCGACATGCCGATGCCGCCGGAGCCGTAGGTGTCATGCGCGCCGGACAGCCAGTCCGCCTCATAGATCTGCTGGGCGAACGGCAAGAATTGATTCGGTCTTTTCGGGAAGGTCTTGACAGTCAGAAACTCGCCGGATTCCAGGTCCTGACGCTTGGTCAGACGCATGATCTCATGGAAATGCAGCTTGCCCGCGGCGTCGGCCTCATCCATCCACCAGGCGAAGGCGTCCTCGATCTGCTGTATCCGGCGCTTGTCCTGCTTGCCGTCCGCCCCGCGGGCGTGCGACTGAAACATGATGCCAGGACCGACGGAATAATCGACCATGATGTTCGCGGCCCTGGCCAGATAGGGAAAATCGCGGATCAACTGCCGCACGCGGGAGCGGATGATCGGGGCGGACAGGCCGATGATGTCGTTGACGTTCGGGTTGGCGACCGACCAGGCGCCGGTGAGCCGGGTTGTTTTGGCGGCGGCATACATTTCCGCGCGCTGCCTGTGGGGCGCATTGCCGATCAGCCAGCGATGGCGGGCCAGGGTTGAACGGTGTGATGCCAGCTCGGAGAGCTTGTCGATGACGGATGCGGAAAAGGATGCGAGACTCATATTCCGCGACCTCCCTGCCGTGCGTAGGATCGCGGGCGGTATGTGCCCGCGGCCGCGGCGACCTCCGCTTTGATTTCATCCCGCATGGCGCGCAGCACGGGCAGATCGACGGCGGTGTAGGTGATGGATTTGTCGCCCATGGAAAGGGAAACCGTGCGCGTCCCGGCGATGATGGCCCGGATCGCGGCCTCGATATTGTCCAGATCGGTTGCGGTGTAAGCCATGCTTGCTCCTGTTTTATGTGCCGGCGATGCCGGGATTAAACAGCGCCGAACGCCGCAGGGGGTTAGCGGCGCCCGGCTGAAAAAATGGGGCTGCTTGCTTTTGGGGGCAGTATAAGGGGTGTTTTGGGGGGTTTTGGGCGATTAGGGAGCTTGGGAAAATATGGGGGATTTAATTGCGATTTTCTTTTTTCTGCTGGGAATATGGGTTAATTTTCGGTTGACAGGGTGTTTTTGAGGCTTTTTCGGGTGGGGAAAGAAAGCTGGAGG